GGTCGGAGGAGTCCGTCGATCTGCTCTTATTAGCCTATCAAATCTCTCGGACGACCGCATGAGAAACGCCAAGACAGGTGCGTGGTGGGAAGCAAATCCGCAACGCGCCTTGGCAAATAACTCTGCTGTTTATACAGAACGTCCAGAGATTGGTGTATTCATGGAAGAGTGGTTGTCACTCTACAACAGCAAGAGTGGCGAGCGTGGTATCTTTAACCGCGATGCAACAAAGAAAACGGTTTCTCGTCTTGACGAGCGACGCGATCCAAACTTTGAGTTTGGTACTAACCCATGCAGCGAAATTATTTTGCGCGACAGAGAGTTCTGCAACTTAACTGAAGTTGTTGTGCGAACAGAAGATACACCAGAAACATTGGCTCGCAAGGTTCGTCTTGCATCTATTTTAGGAACTTGGCAAGCATCTCTCACAAACTTCCCATATCTCTCAAGCGAATGGAAGAAGAATTGCGAAGAGGAAGCCCTTCTTGGCGTATCTTTAACTGGCATCATGGACAACTTCTATACCCGTTCCTACAAGGGAGTTTCTGGCTCCATTCGCGGTGAACTAGAAACACTTTTAACGACATTGAAGCAAGAAGCAGTCAAGACTAACAAGGAATGGGCAAAGCGTCTAGGAATCAATCCTGCTGCTGCCATCACCTGTGTTAAACCATCCGGTACGGTATCGCAACTGGTAGACGCCGCTTCAGGTATTCACGCCAGACACGCCGAATATTACATCCGTACTGTTCGCGCCGATCAAAAAGATCCAATATGCAAACTCATGGTAGACTTGGGTTTCCCCCATGAGCCATGTGTAATGAAACCAGAACACACAATGGTTTTTTCATTCCCAATGAAAGCCAAAGGTTCTGTTACAAGAAACGATATGTCTGCTATTGAACAACTAGAACTTTGGCTAGTATATCAACGCAATTGGTGCGAACACAAGCCATCTGTAACCATTACTGTCAAGGAACATGAATGGATGGAAGTTGGTGCGTGGGTATATAAGCACTTCGACGAGATCAGTGGTATTTCCTTCTTGCCACATTCCGATCACACATATCGCCAAGCACCATACCAAGATTGCACAAAAGAGCAATATGAAGAGATGCTTACTAAGTTGCCAAAAAATGTTGATTGGGGTCAACTCAAGAAATATGAGAAGGAAGATAACACTGCTGGTACACAAACCTACGCTTGCAGTGGCGATAAGTGTGAAATTGTAGATTTGACTAAATGAATGTAGGATCGCTATTCTCAGGAGTTGGAGGCCTTGATCTCGGTTTCGAGCGTCAAGGTTTTTCCATTTCCTGGGCGTGCGATAAGGAAAAATCTTGCAGAGAAATTCTTGCAAAGCACTTCCCATCTGCTATACTTTATGACGATGTTAAAACAATAGATTCCACAAAAGTTTCACCAGTTGATGTTGTGATTGGTGGATTCCCATGTCAAGATCTTTCTGTTGGTGGTCAACGCAAAGGGCTTTCAGGGGAAAGATCAGGATTATTTTATGAGTTTATTCGAATCGTCAGAGACATGTCAATCAGACCATCCTTCGTGGTGGTCGAAAATGTCCCCGGAATGCTCACAAGCAATAACGGAAGAGATTTTACCGTCATTCTCAATGAAATGGTCAAACAGTGGAGTCCTAAATCTATCGCGTGGAGAACACTGGACAGTAGATACTTCGGTGTTCCCCAAAGAAGAGAAAGAGTGTTTATTGTCGCAGATCTTGCAGGAGAACGCGCCTCAGAAATACTGGATCTCAGCACAGACATGCGCCGGGATATTAGAGCGAGGACAACGAATGGGAAAAACCCTGTATCAGCCACTGGCGGATTGTTTGAAGAAAATGTTGAATATCCAATCACCTTAAGAAAATCTAGAAAAGCACAAAGCAATACAGATTTTGAAACATGGGTTGAAACAGATTATGCTAATACTTTAAATCTGTTTGATGTTGGACAAAGATCAAGTGTTCTAGTAGCAGAGAATCCAAATGTAGTTCGGTATCTTACCCCTATTGAATGGGAAAGACTACAAGGATTTCCAGATGGATGGACAGAGGGATTATCTGATCGCGCTAGATACTGTCAGATGGGAAATGCAGTCACAGTTAATGTGGCTGAATGGATAGCAAAACGTATAAAAGGAGCATATTATGGGCAATTACATACCCGGTGAAGGTTACGACAAAGGATTCAATTGTCGTATGAATGGTGGACCAAAATTACCACAAGCAACAATGTCAACCGATCCATATTGGCAAGAGTATGTGATAGGTTGGGATGATGCTAATAGTAAAATTATTGGTGAAGCACGAACAAGAAATTTGAACGAAAACAAACAATTCCTATCGGAATAAGGAGACATTATGAGCAATGCAATGTTTTATGTTTGGTTACTATTGGGTAGTTTTGGTTTTATGACTGTTTTGTTTTTCTTGGCAGAAAGTGAAAACAAGAAACTCCGCAGACAAAAAGAAGCAGCAGAAGAACACCAGCGATTTACTGATGTTTACAATCAAATGCAAAGAGAAGCGGAAGCACTACAAAGAAATATGGATGAATCAAGTAAAAATTCTAATGATAGTATTTCTGCCCTATATCAAAGGGTTCGAAGTTTGGAAGACAAAATTGACACGTACTTAAAAAACAAGAAGTGAATGAAATCCCGATCTAAAAAATCGGGATTTTTATTTAGTAAAGTGGCATAAATACTTGTGTTATGTCAAGGGTACTAGTAACCATCCTAGTCACCTCCCTTGCGACGATAAACGCCTGCAAAGGTGTTCCTGCCGCTTCTACACCCCCCACACAACCAAAGGAAGCAACACCCGAAGCGGTCGAGCAGCCCACTCAAGAACTGCCTTACTTTATAACCCGAGGGTTTACAGTCATCGAAGAGGGGCAACAAGATCCTTTTGGTTGTGTGGGGAAAGTATTAAAAGAGAATGGGGACATGATTGGTAGTTGTGTTCTCATATCTCCCCGAGTTGTGCTAACCGCCGCTCATTGTTTAGAAGATGGAAATGCGTATTGGTTTGAAACCAATGATTGTGAAAGAATACGCATAGTGAAATGTGTAGTTCATAAAGACTACATGACAAATTATACAATTCATGATATTGGTGCTTTTGTTTTAGAAACACCCAGTACCAAAACTCCCGCCGTTTTAATAGACAATTTCGACGAACTAAATCGTTTGGAGCCTTTGGTAACAGTGGGATATAGTTTTGAAAAGAAAAAGATTAGCAATCCAAAAACATTTTTCTATTATGGTACAATAATAGAAGATCCATCACATATTAAGTTTTTGCCACTAGAAGGAAGCGTTTGGTTTGGAGATTCTGGGGGTGGACTTTTTGAGGATGGTGGAAAACTTGCCGGAATACTTTGCTCTTTTGCAATGTACAATTCGCAAATATTTGAAAACTCAGCAACTCATATTATTTTATACAAAGAATGGTTGCAAAGCATAATAGAGGAGAATAAATAATGTTGTATGGTAATCGCTGGTATAGATTATTCCTTGACTGGGCCCGCAATTTGTGTGTTCAACGGAACCGGAACGTTCAGTTACAGCAAGTGTTCGTTCTATTACCTAACAGACACAAAAAAGTACGCTAACAGTTATTTAAGCAATATCATAGGAGAAACATTCCTAGATTGGGATTGTGATGTCGAAAGATATGAAACAATTGCCGATTGGGCTACGGAAATTCTTATGGGTTGTTCTGCTATTGCATTAGAAGGATATGCTTATGGTGCCAAAGGTAAAGTTTTCCACATTGCTGAAAATACTGGGGTATTGAAGTATAAAATTTATCAATTAGGAATACCCTTGACCATTTTGCCACCCACGGAGGTAAAGAAGTATGCCACCGGTAAGGGTAATGCAGACAAAGAAAAAATGTATGATGCGTTCGTTGAAGAAAATAACATGCTTTTAAAAGCAATAATAACACCGGACAAAAAAGATATTACTAGTCCGGTGTCAGATATTGTTGATTCGTATTATATTTGCAAAATGCTTTATGAAAAAATCAAGGATTGTTAATTTCTTCGTCTTCGGGATTCTTTATTTTCTTGCAATCGTAATATATCGATTTTGCTTCTCTCCAGATAAACCATGAAGCAAACAAGAAAATAGGAGTATACCAGAACAACCATTCTGAAGTTTTGTCGGGACTATTAAAGAATGGTTCTTTTTGCACGGAGTGTATTATTTGACCATTTTTGTCTTCCATATAAACCATTTTTGGTTCAGTGCAGGAAACCAACAAAAATAATACTATTCCCCAAATTACTTTATTCATGACTTGTTACCTCCTGCGGCTGAACCAAAATAGAATCCAACGACAGCCAAAAGAACTTGACGGTTTTCTTCAGCAAACAGATATCCGGGAATCTCCACAAAATACTTTCTGCTAGTTTCGGGAATCAGTCCAAAGAAACTTTCTGGTTGCTTTTGGGTATATTCCGCAAAGGTAGGAATACCAAAGAAAGGAAGAACGAATGGTGCTGCAACAACTGCAAATAAACAAGCAAGCACGATTAGTTGACGCACACCCTTTCCTAGATCAATTGGAACTCTTTGAACTGCTTTGTCTTGATTCTCTGTTGTTTGTCTATTTGCTTCAATTAATCTTTGAAACATTTCTTTTTGATCTTGAGCGCGTTGTGCCCAAAATCTAAAAAGAAAACCTGTAACTCCGCCACCCAATAATGAAATTAATTCAGTTGGCATTGTTTCTCCTATGCAAATTTGCAAAGTTTTGATACATCTTTACTAAACGCTTTTTATTCTTTTTATTTGGTGGCGGTGAAGAACCCCAAACTGGCCCGGAAGTTTGTTCCGGAGGCGTTGCGTCTGGCATACCCTCGATATAACCACCACCAACACTCATTCCTCCACCCTGTCCACCAGCATCACCCCCACCAGCACTAGCACCTTCTTCTTCGTGTAAAGAAAGATTGCCACTCATCGCCATTGATCTAACTCTATTGTAGAGTAATCTATCTTTTGTTATTGCGTCTATAATACTTTTTAATAAATTCAACATTCTTTTTCTATAATATGGTGTAGCAGTTCTAAGTAATGGATTTTTTAAATCAAACAAAATGCTATTTGCTTTAGCACCATTCATCCCGGAAAGAAGAAGTAAGTAATAAAAGCGAGTAGGATCATTAATAGATCCTTTTAAATAAGACATGATTTGTTTCATTTCAGCCTTATTTGGTTTGGTTGCTGCTTCTTTAATTGTAGATTTTCTTTTTTCTGGTCGATATTTGTCACCCTTCCAAGTTTTTCCGGTTTTGTGACTACTAAATTGGTGACCTTTGCGGTGTGCTTTTTGTTTTAAACGTACTGCTTTTCTTTTTTCTTTCTTATCCATTTCGCCCCAGGTCTTTGTAGTCTTACCTGATACTCTCTTGGATGGGCGACATTTGACTCTTCCCCTACCTTCATATCCTCCACATGGAGAACCATCCTGAGCGGTCCATTTTTCTTTGAACCACCTACGAAGATCTTCTAAAAGGTATACGGGTTGATTGATCATTTAATTTCTCTGAGTTTTGTAATTATTCTTCTATCTAAAGGTATCATTACTAAATCAGTTTCTGGTATATTTTCTGGTAAACTATTTAAAAAGATTAAGAACGTTTTTAAATATGTGTGTAAATCTTCCTCAATCCTCGAAAACAATAATCTAGAACTTGCTTCTATACCAAATACATTTGTAAATATTATTAAATGATTTAGTATTAATCTCTCTCTTAACACACCAGACGTTTTGTATTTTCTAAACAATCTTTTCAGGTATTTGATTCGATTCATATCTTCATGAAATTCTTCAATGTTTTTACACTGCGGATTATCGTAGTGTTTCATTGCAAACATTAAGAAATTATCATCATTTAATTTATAAACATCCATAACCAAAAGTTCCATTATTAATCCTTACTCTTATTGCCCCAATTTTTGGCTCCAACTTTTCTGCATTTACTAAGGGCACCAGAAGCATATGCTGATGGCCAGACATCGTATCTTGCTTTTACTTTGTGGTAGCAGTCGTCCTTTTCTTCATTCACTTTTTTTTTAAGTGTGTCTGCTGCCTCAGATCCCTCAATACCGGTTTTTACCGATCCTTCACCTTTTACCAAGTGTGCTTGAATTGAATGAAATCCTGTTTCTGGTGGATGATTCATCTTAACAGATAATTTAAGAGGACCGCCGAGACGATGGGTAATACCATCGTCGTCAAGTTGATTGCCCTTTTCATCTACCCCAGTGCGTCCACCAAATTGAGTCAATGCAAATTGCATATTCTCTTCTGGATATGCCTTACCATCATATTTAAAATCAAATCCAATTTTGTTAAGTTCTACACGCAAACGAACTAAAAGATCTCTTGGATCTACTACACCAGAACTTGGTACGTTTGAAAGAAATCCTGTAATACCAGCGTTGATGCGTTCAACCATCTCTGGCTCTGTAACATCGTGTAATGAAACGCTACCATCAGATGCTTGTTGACTATTTAAACCGGGAACCATCATTCCCTTTGATGCTTCTTCTAATACTTGGTATTCTTCAATTATTCTCTTTAGTTCTTTAAATTTCATTTCAGTACTTACACTTTCTGCCTGGTGGGCATGATTTCTTTGATCCTTTTGGTCCTGCCC